CATCTGCTGCTCGTGAGTAAGCCGATATGTGTCCCAATCGAAAGCATAGCCGTAGCTATGTGTGTTGCCTGATAGGACACTGTTCCCCATGGCCTGAATTATCGCGAGATCGATGTCGGGATGTTTCACGGCCATCCAGGCCTTGTACCATTTATACCAGTCGGCACCAGCCTCCGACATGTAAGCGGAGTTACCCTGATAGTCTTTCCCTATGTAGACGCGTGTAACCAAACGTCACCTCCTTGAGACAAAACATATGAGGTGTGCTTGTGAGGGGGATCAAGCACGGGAGAACACGCCTGTAAATTACAGACATCTTACTCCCTCTCATTATAACCGTTGTTTGCGATGCGAGGCGAAGGTGCTGTGCCACGCAACTTGAGAACCGTTCTCATTTAGGGCCAAAATCGGCCTGTGGACCACTTTTTGGCAAAAACCCCTTTTTTGGCGGAGGGTAAAAATTTACCCTATTTTTACTATATTTTTACTTCTCTAGTAAAAAGGGGGTATATAGTAAAAAGTGGTCCATTTCAAGTAAAAGCCCTAGTCAGAGCCCACTTCGAGTGGACCACCTGGGTGGTCCATGGACCACTTTTTTGGTCCAAGGTTAACAAAAGGTTAACAAAAGGTTAACGACGTGTCGACCATGGACCACTTTTTCTGGTCCGTGGACCACCTGGGTGGTCCGTTTCCAAGTTGGAAACTAACTCCGATTTTTCGCGAAAATTGACTCCGAAAATGCTCGTTTTTGGCGTATCGCAGAGGCCACTGCGCGGTCTATCGGGGCATCGCTTCGGATGTGATAATACCACAAATCTGTGAACGGAGTGTTCATCCGATCGATCCTCCCGGCGGCCTGTTCCATCACTTTGTACGAGTAATTGTCACTGAAGAACACCACCGTATCACAAGTCACACAGTTCCAGCCCTCGGCACCAGCGGTGTACTGGACGAGATATGCCCACTGTTCAGTCTCTGGAATCGGTTCATGTTTGTGCCCATTCCACTCAGCAAACGTTACCTCAAGCCTTGCAAGAGCCCCTCGAAGAATCTCGAGCTCCCAGTCGTAATTGTAAAACACAATGGCCCTACCGCGCTTCTCCAGCACGTCCATAAGGTGCCGGATCTTCGACGAGTCCCTCCCGACCACTTTTCTAAGTAGCCCACAGAGCTCTCCAGCATTTTTGATAGGTGCTTTGGTCTCAGGATTCCACCTTTTCTTGTGAATCTCGAAGTACTCTGAGACGTCGTAGGAGGCCCTCAGACGCTCTGTGTGACGCTCTGTGTGCTTCTCTATAGGAATGGTAACAAGAAGCCGTCTCCGTAGAACCTCGAGCTTCCTGAGGCCCAAATAGCGGTCCACCAGGCGGTAATTTCGGAAGTTCTTCCACGAGACGTGCTCATGTTCGAATTCCGTCTTGTTTCGGTAGAACCCATTGGCCACGAAAACGGGGATGTAATCGTGCCATTTGTCCCCAGGGGTGGCACTCAGCAGAATCCACCGGTTGTTTCGTGCGATCTTGTAGAACGATCGCACCCAAGTGCCCGATCCAACAAGCCTCTGCTCATCAAAGATGAAGAATGCGCGCTCCACGTCCGTGTATTTCTTGATGTTGTTCCAGCTGTCGACCACCACCTTGATCCGAGTTGTGTCAGACGAGTTTTGCGCGAGGCCAAAATCGGCCAGCTCTTTTTCCCACTCAAGACTGTCTCTTTTTCGCGCTGTCGTAATTATATACAGGGGTACAGGATACTCCGCCCGCTTGTACTCGCCCTCACCATTCACTTTTATCTTGCCGCCGCAGATTCGACAAAAGAAAAAGAATAGTGAGGTTCGCGACTTCCCAGTGCCGACCCCACCACACAGGATGGAGCCGGACACTAGGGAGTTCGCAGCTTTGAGTTGAGCAGGCCTCAACTCTATGTTCATTTACTTCTTTCGATATAGACTTTCAAAGAAGTCGGCTGTCATCCAATAATCCATGTACTTGTATTTGATGCCAGACTTCGTTTCGTACTCAGGATCCGCAAGACTGGCCTCCACCTCTTTGGTGGGAGTATCATTCAGGCGAAATACATCGTATGAGGTCAGGTAATGCTCTCCATCGGATGCCTCAATTGGCTTGTACAGCAGGGCCATCAGTGTGTCTCCTCGTAATCGGCGTATGCTTCGGCCAGCGGGTCTTCCTCCGCGACGAAATACATCGTGTCCAGGGCGGCCTTCACACCGGTCTTCCCTGCCAACTCCCAGTTGTAATACCGGAAGCGAAGGTCAATCTTGATAGGGCGAAGCTTGTCGAGAAGTCCAATGGTGTCCTTGTTCAGGAGAGTCTTGAGTCGCCCCTGCACAAGATACACAGTCGGGGGGAACTTCGATTCCATGCGGACCGCAATTTTGAGCCTGAACTGCTCATCCTCATCCTCGGTACGAGGCGGTTTGACTTTTACAGGGAGCCCCTCCTCCATGAGCTCCTCGGCCAGTTCCCGATCCAGACAGACCGTAAGCTCTCTACGAGCGTCCAGGAAAAGCCCGTCGTCCTTTTCAAACTTACGAGACGCTCCCGAGAGATTCCGGAACATCGTCCGGGCATCTTGGATTGTGATTTTGTTGTTCATTTGTTTTCCTCGATAATCAGAAGACCGGTGACTTGATGAAGAAGCTCGTGGTAGATGTAATCGACTTCTCGAATGACGGATGCTTTGGGGTTTTCCTCGGATATTACATGTTGTAGGAGAATATCCACGCTGCCTCTCGGAGGCTCATTACCCGCGCCCCATCGAAGCCACGCCATGACCTGGTTGGTGAACAGCGTGGCGTTCGTTGCGAAGCTGTAGGTTACTTCTTCGATGTTGTCTCGAGCCCATGTAAGAACCCCAAGCCCGAGCGCCATTGTCTGAGCTGCTCGAAGGTCGTCCTCTGTGTACCAGGTCTCGATAAGCTTGTCACCAATTGCTTTGGCGTGGTCCTCGTAGTTAAACTGTTTGTGCGCCTCACGCATAAGTTTCGGCGAGTAAATAACCCCCGTCTGGATTATGTAGTGCGCCCGCAGGCATTCCATGTGGTATGTGGCGTTAGTACTCATCGGTAGGCCTTTCAATTTATGACAGTTTCTTCTTGGCGATTTTGAGTTTGCGCTTGAGTTCAGCAGTGGGCTTGTAAACATTCGAATCCAAACCCGCTCGACGCATGATATCATTAATGACGGTTTCCAGATCCATCAACTCAAGGTCCAACACTGAAGGCAGAGTTCTGAGCATTTCGAAATCCAGAGTCATCGTGTAAAGACAGCTGACCACATCGGCGAATTCGCGAGGGTCTTCGCACCAAACATATGGGAGTGTGTTTCGATCCCGAAGCTTTTGATAGCAAATCTCGATACGCTGGGGCAATTCCCACGGCTTACCAAGAACCGCCCTAGTCATCAACACGCCATCTATCAGAAATGCCCTGGAGCTCATCCGAATGACAGCATTCGAAAGATCGCGGATCCTCGCAGAGAAATCCCATGCCCGCTCAAATGATCGAATATGGGCATTAGGGTCGTCGCCATTCTGGAATTCCAACCAGTGGGCCAGTACAACGTCGCGTCGTTCCATTTCAGTGCTCCATTCTTGGCTGCCCGAGAAATCCCTTTACGGCGATTTCCATGGCTAGGTTCTTGTACTTGCGTTCGACTTCAACCAGAATTTGATCCGGAGTGCGGTCGATGAACGCCATCTGCTCAAGAAACTTTCGAGTAGTGGCAAAGGGGATACATACACCCGAATCATGTTTGGGAAGACTCTCCAGAAAGGTGATGATCTTCTCTCCGAGTTCGGGCGAAGTAGCATGACCACTCTTACGACGCCAATCGATAATCCCTAAGACCCAAGCGATATTGAACAAATCCAGTGTTTCCAGATATCCATCAGCTCGAGTCGCTCGACCACGAATGCTGGCGATATGGTTGTCGAAGTTCATCAACCCTTCGAATTGTGCGGCTTTTTCGTATCCCGGGCATGCTGGGAGACGAAGCGTGTAATATGCCAGTAGTGTTGCCTCAAATGCGTTCATTTGTTTCTCCTTGTCCATTCAGCCTCAAGTTCCTTGGACCACCCGTTCAACTTCAATGCTTTGGTTTGTCGCCAATAACCAACCAAACCTTCAGCATGAACATGCTCCGCATACTCGAACAGCTTTGTTGTGAAATCCCTCAACCCAAGAAGGCGACTGAAGTCCTCATCGGAATATGTCTCCATTAAGCAGCGATACCAATGAAGATACCAGTCCATCATTTCACCAGTCAAGAATACATCACATTGCTTGAATGCGTCGAAGCATGACAATGTCGTAGCGGCATCAATCAGGATGTTCAGCTTGTCATCATTCAATTCAGCTATGCGGAATTTCCCATAATAGATCATTCCGAGAGCTGATGGTGATACGATTTGTGCGTAATAATGTATACCCTCGTTTACACCTCCGGTCTTTTGAACAAGGTGATTGAGAAGCCGGAGGTCAAATCTGTTTTTTACTATAGCCATTTTAATATCCTTGTTAATCGCCCAGGAACACCTCAACGTCCCCAAACTTTTCTATTTGGGCCCGCGCTTTATCCACGAGTCCTTCAAAAACATCTCTGTCAATATTTTCGAGAGATGCTCGGTCGTCAGCGGGGATGGTTTCGCTTTCGACCCATCTGTATCCTTTGGTGCCTGAGACTGCGTAGTATTTGTCATCTTTTATCCGTAGTAGAGTTCCTCCGCCAGCTTTGACCGGCGTGAACTGTCCAGTTTTTCCAATGAATCGATAATCATGGTCCCTATCATTCCCCATGTCAAGATAGAGAGCTGTTGTAACGGATCGTTGAGTACAGCAATCCTCGAATATGATGGGTTCCTTGGAAAACAGGGACTTGAAGACATACGGCTCAGCGAATTGGGCGCCAGTCGCATGCCATTTACCTTCATGATCTTTTGCGACATAAACGGCATCGTTGACGAGGCAGAGTCTGTCGTATTCGTCCTCGACATCGAACTTATATCCGTACTTCTTTCCGAAATCATGGATGAACTCTTCCGTTTCTTTGGATGGGTTTTCGATCTTGATGGAGTCCGTCTTGATATGGAAGACGTGGACCCCACGATCCTCAAGCGCCTTCCACAAGTCGATCATGAACAACGCCCCGCGTTTTGCCACAATGTTGTCCACGTTCCTGGGGTCTCGGAAGGGGTTGTTGAACTTGGCGCTGGACAAACCATACACGCTGTTGATCACAATCTTCAAGGCATACGACAGGTCCTTAGCCGAGGACTCGTCTTTCAGATACAGCGCGAGTTTGCCCCCGAACATACTCCGAACCTTGTCGTAGTCGCCATGCTTGATGGCCACACGAGCAGCCTTGAGATCCGAGAAGTTCTTGGTGTATTTTCCGAACAAGTTGAGCTGCTCAATGCTTGTGGGGTGCATTGACTCCACATCGAATACCTTCACGTTCCGATATATACCTGGCGTGGCCCGCACAAGACCGCCCTCTCCGGTCTCTTCGCCGCGATAGGTGCTCTTCCCGAATTCATACTTGTATCCGGGAAACATCTCTGAGAGATCCGTGTACACAAATTCAGACTGAGGCGCTGGATTACCTTCGAATATGATCTTGGCCGCCAGACGCTGTGTGGTATCATTGGGGGTCATTTCCGCAAGTTCAGCCAGTAGCTGTCGAGCTGTGAAATCCGCAGACAGATGCTCATCCACGGCCTCAGTCGCCTCGACATCGTTCTTGCAGTACTCCACCACAAGATGCCATTTGTCCTCCGGAACAGGCTGGTCCCAGTCGAATCCGAGCTCCTGATGGTGGATGCCGAGATCGATCTCCCACTTCTTTAGCGATTTCTTGGTGGCGGCGAAATCATAGATATCGGCGTATGACAGGTTGTATGCTTCTCTGAAAGTCGCTCCTGGCACGTTGTCGATAACCCTCTTCGAGAGCTGATACAGCTGCGCATTGTTCAACCCCATGTACGCGCCATAGGTGATATGGTTGTCGTACTTGCGGCAGTTGAACCCCACCAGACGAGTCTTGAGAAGAGGCTCGATCTCCTCGGGCGACGGATTGATCATACCAACCGTTTGACCGCCCTTGGGTTTCCAGCACAACACGAAGAGGTTTGGGAAGACCTCACAGTCGAAATATACCTTACGAGTATCTTCTGGCACCGGTCTCACCGGCTCATCGTGCTCGCTCTTGAACTTCATATCCTGGCAGAGCTTCATACAAAGCGCTGCCTGATTGGAGCTCCGTGAGGCAAACAGAATCACCCGAGGCTCCATATCGGAGACATCATATTCCATACCAGACTTGTATGCGTCGTCCAGGATCTTTCGTATGAAGTCGACAGATGGCTTTGTCCCTGGGTGAATCTCCTTCCTGAGGTTCCGCTCAATAAGATCTCGGAGTCCTCGCTCGGACATCATGGTATTGTGGTCAATCACAGGCGCCTCTTTTCTTGGGAGACCCCCATGGAGAATTGTGACCGGGACATCATTACAATAACTCACTCTCCTTCTCAGGGCGGATTTGCCGCGGAACACCTTAACCTCTATGCCCGGAGCATAGTCTTTGGCCAGGTGTTCAAGCTCGCCCTCGTAAATATAATGCAGGTGCACGCCTCCGCCAGACTTGCTGAACTCGGCGTATGTCGGAGGCCATTCCGCAGCAGCTGTCAAGTTGGCCACCGGGTCTTTCTTACCATCTGGGTTCTTGATGTCAAAATCGATTACGATATGATTCTCCGGAACCCTCACGTAATGTACTTGAGACGTGTCGATAGCTGCAAGTGTGGTAGAAACTTTGGACCATGGAGCATTCGGCGCCCCAGCTCCGTTGTCGTATTGAGCTGGGCGATCCGCTAGCATCTTGTCGAGGAGACTATCTGTTTCGCTCAACACGAGCGGCTTGACCTTGGGGCCCGGCGCGTTCTTGACCTCCTGCGGCTCCAGCTTGGCGTGGTCGAGCAGGAAATATACATTTCGCAGCTTCACACCATCAACTGTAGCTCGCTCCTTGAAGTCCTGGAAGTATTCCTTCAGCTCCTCGGCGAAGACTCGACGAGGCATCAGGAACTTCAAGCCAGCATCCTCAACGTACTCTTTGTACAGAGCATAAGCCCTAGTTAGAGTGATATGGGGACACCCATCAAGCTCCAGCAGCGCGTCATTGACAAACCCGAACAGGTCGTTCGTCCTCCGCATCATGGCAACTGGCCGATATGCCTGGTAGTAATGCTTCCCAAGGTTCTTGTAGACTTGAAGACATCTCCATGCGATTCCACTCAACTCGAATGGAAGGCGAGCCTTGAGCTGGAAGTATCGATCAATATCAAGGAGTTCCCCGGTCGGGGACACATCGATCAGCCTGCGAAGAATGCCGGACTTGGCGTCAGTGATCTTCACAGGGCTGTTGGAGCCAACCATCAAAAATGAGATGGGTTTGAACCAATACTGGCTCTTGCCCTTCTCATTCATGAGCATTCTGTCATGCCCGATGATCGAATTCAGACGAGTGTTGTCTTCAATCCTTGATAGGTCACCGTCATGCTGAATAGCCACAAGTGGGTTGGATCGAAACGCCTCAAGCGCGAACTGAGATGAGGCCGTGCCCAACGCTCGAGCATCGAATGGCTGAATATGGCCTTCGAACAGCATCTCCACAATCTCAAGGACTGTGGACTTACCAGTACCACTGGCACCAAACAACACGAGGAACTTCTGGAGCTCTACAGAGTCCCCTGCGATTATCGATCCAATCGACCATTCGATCTTGTCTCGCTCCGCCTTGGTGTACAGAACAGACATCATTTCATCATATGCCTCGCAAGGGGCTTCCTCAAGAGGGTAGTCGAGTTGACGTGTGACGTAGTCCTCCCGAGTAATTTCCTGGTTAGACCATTTGAGCTTGGTGTTCAGCGGCTCGAAGTGGTCTGGAAGACTCCTGGTCCATGTCTTGTAGTCCTGCCAGGAACGTGAGTCAAACCCCTTGAGGGAGGCCACTCGTACCTTAACCGCAGGGTCTATAGTCATCCGGTCTCGATACTCGAACAGCTCTCGGTCGATCAGGGAGGCGACGTCATACTCGCTGTCCGACCACAGACCCCGGTCTTGATCCCAGACCGCGTAGAAGCTTCCACCACGGATCATGAGATCTCGGTGTTTCCCGACAAGAAACTCGGGGCGTACAGTGATTACCTCTTGACCCTGTTCCCTTCGCCGACGCTCAACGACTCGGAAGAAGTCCATAGCCCCTCCTCACAGGATATCGGTTTGCTCCATGACGTAGTCTCCAAGCTGAGTCCATAGATCTGAGAATCGCTGGTCACACGACGGGTCTCGAAGGGGGAACAGCCCACCAGAACCATCATAGTCATAGTCACGTAGTAGCCAGTCATCAATACGGTCGGCTGTGAAGCCTTGCGCATTGATTTCATGCCATTCTTCATCGTCAAATGAATCGACGCCGAGATTACCAAGGAATTCCCAGAACCATGCCCGGACTACCTGGTCGTTCCCAGATCCAGCAGCCCAGAACTCGGCCTGCTGAGCCAGACAGAATATAACCTCCAGGACGGAGGGCGGCCCGTCGACAAGACCGCCCTCGCTATCCTCGAACTGGAACCGGAGCTCCGATATTGTGTCTGCTCGGTTACGATCATCATCGAGCACTGGAACAAACTCTTTGCGCATAAGAGACTCCAGCAAGCATCGTCGAGATCGCTTTGGGTTGCTATTCCTCCCCGGGACTAGCCGGTTGTACAACCATTCGAAATATGAGTCATCAGTCCTCATCAGTAAACGGGAGCTCAGGTATCTTGTCTCGAACGTGCAGTACTGCACGCTCATAACTGTCGTCAACCCATGTCACTTCGTAATCCGCTTCGAGGATCTCGTTGCGGATATAGAGCGGTTCATCTGGCCTCAGTGAGTCCAGCCAATCACCAACCACGCCTTCTGGGTCGGTGACCACCTGGCCATTTGAGGCCGCAAGAACGTCATCATAGACATAGTATGACAGCTCTGTGGTCCTGTACGGGCTTGTGGTGTACTCAGCGATCGTTATCGCGAAAATATCACCGTCATGCTCCGGAACAAAGACCGTCTTCTCATCTTGAGGAGTGGGGTTGTATCCCGACTCTTCTGCAATTTCGAAGAGTTCTTCCTGGGCTGCCCTCACCTCCTCCGTAAGTTCGTCTTCGGTCTTTCCATTGAAGGTCTTTTCGACCTTTTCTTTCTTGGTGTGAGTCCGTTTCCAGGACTCTTTGAAGTCGTTGACCTCTGCTTGGATGACTTCCTCGCGCTGGCGCTGCTCGATACTCTTCCCCGCAAGGAATCCGCCAACCCCGCCAAGAAGCACGCCGCCAACAAATATAGCAATTCTCTCAATCATGGCCAGTCTCAGATCTTGTCGAAGACCACGCCATCGACATTGAAGTCGAGGAGGATCTTGTCGTCCCAGCTGGACATAAAGTCTCGAGCCCCTCGACCTTCATTTCCGAAGACGCCGAAATCGATGAACCCATCGCCAACCGGCAGGCCATAAGCAGAAGCTGCTATGGGGTCAGCGGGGGCTTTCAGCCAACCCACAAGGCACCCCTCCGAGGTACGAGGCAACCCGAGCGCATCATATACCTCGTTCAGAAGAACATGCCCCCTCGAGTTGAGCAAGTTATTCATATAGGTCTGCTGGGCCTGGAGGAACAGAAGCGACACAGACTTGTCCGGGCTCCAGTTCGGGTTACTGGCGTCGAATACCCGGGCATACTGAGATGCGCCAGTGGCAACAGCCTCCTCGTCCGGGAGGGACTGAGTGATAACCTTTTCCTTGGTCCCGTCTTCGTGCTTGACGGTAACCTTGGAAGTGGACAGCCCGTACTTGAGCTCGTTGTCCACGTCTTCGCCGAAGCGATCACGGACGCGAGAGCGGTAAATATCATACGCCCTGTCCGAGGCGGTCAGCGCCGCACCAAGGGCCACGACACGGCCACGCAGGATACCGCACCCTCCGAGAATTGATGCCACGGCCCCAACGCCAACGAGTACTGCGGGCCCATACAGGCGGATCAGCTTGCCCGCATACGCGGCATAAGTGCGGACAACGTCCATCCGAGCGTCCTGCTCAGTGTACTCTTCCGCCTTGTCCGACTGCGCGATTTCTTCCTGCGCGGCCTGAAGGCTCTCGAGATCAGAGGCAAGCTCCTCCTTCAGGAGTGCGGCCTTCGGGGTAGCCTTACATGCCATAACAGCTGCGGCGACACCACCAACAATTCCCGCTCCCACCATGATTTCGGGGGCGAAGCGCTTGAGAACCGCAGCACTCTTGGCGGCGGTAGTTACAATCTTGGACCACATGATCAGTTCTCCTCGTTAGGATCTGCGAAATCTTTATCGACCTTGAGTTTCAGGAAGAGCTGTCCGTCTTCCTTGAAGAACGTGACGAACCCTCGAGTTGCGTAGTTCGCCTTGAACCACTGTTTCAGCCGCGGAACATCCCGCTGGCGAATGGCTACGAACAGTTTGAGTGATGCCAGGAAGTCTGACTCGTCAAATTCGTCGATAACGAAAGTCAATTCTTTGATGATGTCTTTCGTGACCTGGTCGTCCTTCATGACGACGGGCTCGTCCACGACGAGCTTCTTGGGCATGATGTTCGGGTTGATATCATTCATAATATAATTCTCCATATCTTATTATATTACTTGAATTGAGGGTGGATTCCCGGGAACATGACTGGACGGAACAGGATGGTACGCTCCCATTCAAATCCATTATTGATTGGGTCATCACCCATTCTCTCCAGAATATGCTCGTTGACTCCAGCTTGGAGTATGAAGTGGACCTGATTGCGGTACGGAGCATGCGGGGTCTCAAGCACCCGCTCATCCCATCCATTGATATACCACAGGACGGCATTGGGCTTGATCCGAAGCCCATATCGATTGAGCCACTGCGGGCGCATCTGGACGTCCAGCGGTGCATGCCGGCCCTCGTTGGTCTCTGGGTCCTTCCAGTGAAGGTTTGTGAGCATGGTATCCCGGCCCATCTTACCTTCAATGATATTCACTTCCCCATCTGGCCAGTCGATGTCATGCTCGGGCCACAGCATGGCGACCAGCTCGATATCGGGATCGTCTGCCACCTGCATATCGAACTGCCAGGTCTGACCCTTGGTGGCCGCATTCCGCTTCCCACACCAGGCCGGGCACAGAAACGCCTTGTCAGCTGCGACTCGATGGCTCGCCCCGAGATCCCTCATGATCTGATACGCAGCGCGATCAAACCGGAAGTTCAGCTCGTAGGTCTCCCCATCTTCCGTGAGACGGGTCATTTCGGGCATAAACCTACCAAGGGTTCCAAATCCTGGCTTCTGCTCGCTCCATCCACCATAGGTGGTGTAAGGTCTCTTTTCGCGAACAGCGTTGAGTTCACTCAGCGTCCAAATACGTTCCATTGGTTCCTCCATAATCAATATAATGCTCGATCTTCCCAGCAAGGGCACCCTCGAACAATAGTCTGTAGTATTCGATATCGCCGTCAGGGGAAAGACCCCGGACCTCAAGATATCGCACCTCAAAGTCCAGGGCTCTTTCCGGAAGACGAGCGATCAGCTCGTTCAAGGTCACTTTGGAGCCACCACCAACATCAGGTGTTTCCAGTCGAAAGCTCCACAAGGCTGAATCCAAATGCGCCCCCTCTTGTCGAATGGTATCATATGCAGGAGTTCCCTCTGCACGAACTCGACATCCTTTTTGGGGCACCCAATGGCGACTGATCGGGCGTTACCCGTTTCGAGGCGCTCCGCATATGCTTTCAGCGTATCGACCAGGCGTTCACCTCGAGGGTGGGGGATCATCCCACTGTGCATATCCGGACAAATATGCGGAACCCCCCAGAACTCTTCAAAGTCCTCGATGTCGATCTTGGAGTATGTCGTGATATGCATCTTATCCCCTACTCGCTTTGGCAAGATTCGGTGATGCCCAATACCACCAAGCATCAAACTGATCAGATTGTCCTGGCGTGAGGTATGTTGGTTGTGGTGTCGCATCAGTACCCTTCCGCAAAGGACGTTCTGTACATCCAGACATAGACCATCGAGTACGATCGGAAGGTGCTGATGGTCCACACAATCTCTGAGTCCTCATCACGAATCACTGGCAGATCGGACAGGAACTCTGGGAGAAGCTCATTCGTCACTGCTACCACCTCGAACATGGTATCGATACCCAAATCCCACATAAAGACATTGAGACTCTGCTCCAGCTTTTTATGCACCGGGCCGATATGCTCCCGCAAATATACGTCGTGATTGAGCTTCGTCTCTTCTCGAAGCCTCTTTACCACACCCTTCTTAGTGGCGTAGTCGAGGAACCATTCAGGGCCGACTGCCGCGGTGCAACTGTACTGGTTCCACCATCGGATTCGCTGGGCATCCAGTTCGGACTCTTCCTCCCACACGTCCATATAGGACCGCAGGGAGTCACGCCACTCAGGACGGACGTGAAGGTTCATAATCCCAGCTTCGAACTGGCGACCAGTAAACCCGTATGTAGCCCGCCACATGTAGGCGTCGAATTCCTTCTTGCTCTGGAACTTGATTCGGGGGTACATTTCAATTCTCCTTTTTAATGATGATCTCGACATAGGCGGCGTTGTCGCGTGCTGGAACAACACTTACGGCCCAATCGTACTGCGTGTACTTCTCGAAGATCTCAGGGATACGACGGATGAATTCCTGCACTCTGGAAGAGTCGACCCGTGTGGTGATGTGATCTTGGCACTTTGGCGGATACTGGCTGAGGTATGCCTCAGCCCTCGCAAGGCCATGCCATACCGGTTCCATGTAGAACAGGAAGTACATGGGGTTTCGGCCGTCAATGCTTGAGATGTAGACATCTCCTGGCCGACCGATGAGGCGATCAACGACCCACCTCTTTCCAAGAACCACGGTTGTTTCCGTGGACCGCCACTCGTACGTCCCGGAGGACCACCCTTCCACGCTCTTGGCGATTCGACGGGCCTGAGTCGCAATTGTCTGCCCTAACCCCTTTGGGTGCCGGAAGTGCAGGATATGGGCCCGCCTGGGGTGAAGGTACCCCAGGGATGCAAAGACCTTCTTGATTTCTTTCCGGGAATTGACGTTGATTGTGTTTTTCATGATGGCTTCTCTTTCTCTTAATTGTTTTACGGATCCACCCGCTCTGGGCGAGGAAGATCCAGAATATAACCAGCCCGGGTCCGGCGGACACATGCGTCTCGCAGGGAGGTCCACCCCCAGTTCTGGTCTGTGTAATCCGCGGTGATTCCCGCCGCAGCGTAGAAATCCCCAACCGTTGCTACATCGTACTCTTCGATGCAATCCCCGAGGCGCTCCAGGATGAGCTCCGCTTCGGAACGATCATCGAAAGTGATGTCGCGGAAATCGTGGTTCACCCTCTTTCGAGTATCCAGATTTCTCTTTGGATCGCGCACAGAGCCATCCGTCGAAGTCCGGCTGTAGTTGACGTAGCTCTGAGCTTTGCGATATGGGCTTACTCGGTGTCCACGCCCCTCACCATAGAGTACTCGGTCGACGATGGAGCTCAATCCCTCTTTCACTTGAGGCACTAGCACGTCGAAGATGACAAACTCCACAAGCTGCCGCCCCGAGGTCTCAAATATGGATTCACGGAAGCGGCGGATTGGGCTCTCTGAGATACGCCCCCGCGCTACCATTCCCACTCGAGGTTCTGGCTGTTTGGTCTTACTCCTATACGAGTTCCCTTCTGGGAGGTCGATTTCAGCCATTAGCGCCGACGCCCTCGTGCTCGAAGCTATAGGATACGACGTGGACCCACCCCTCACAAGAAGCGAGATCGCTCCAGCGAGCAATGTTGTCCTCAAGCCTCGTGTCCTGGATGTCGTAGACATCAGCAAGGAACTTGGCCAACTTGAGATACCGCTCAGAGTGCTCCATGGCCGTCTTGAAGTCTACCTCGCTATGGTGGGTCGCCAGTCCTTCCAGCCACAGGCTTGCATTGTTAATGTACCCATTGATGAGGTCGATTGCGTTCATTGGATTATACCTTTATTGATTGAAGAGAAACCCCTACCCATTGTGGGTAGGGGCGGTAGAGGGGTTAGTGGGTCTCTTTGATGGTGTCAACTGCGTCAGCGACAACGTCGCACTGGGTTTCCATCCCTTGGCGAGCTTTGTCAGCCGCATAAGCGCCAAGTCCCACGCCGCCGAGGAAAAACAGGGCACGCAGTGGTAGCTGTGCAGGCAGGGGGACGAGGGACAGGGCGCAGTGGGCAACGAGGCTACCGCCTACAGAGGATGAAAATCCAAGGACTTTCTTGATCTGACGGAATCCGTGACTGTCTTTGAGGGACATTCTCTTTCCTTTCTCTAGTTCATTATACCATCTGTTCCAGATGCGACTTGGCTTCCTCCCATTTCTTCTTGTCCTGCTCGGGCATGTGAGACATGCCTCGTTTGAGAACGGCCTTGGGGACAACACCCTCGATGAACGAGACGAACTTCTTCGGTGCCTCGAGGAGTTCGAGGGCAAGCTCATCAAACTCATCACTGGTCATGAATTTGGCGGTGGCTTTTGGATTGTGTGTGAAGACCCCATCCTCATCCACGACCCCATAGGAATATTTGACGATCTTGCTGAAGAGGTCGAAGAACTTCACTGCCTCATTTTCGCCTTTGACATCCTCCAACCACTTTGCAGGGTCCTCGCCCTTGCTGCTCAACGCGAGAATATCCCGAGTCCCGAGATGGAAGTAGTGCTCCTGGCCTTCAAGCTCAACTGTAATCATAAATATAACCTTTCTTGATTGAAGAGAAACCCCTACCCATTGTGGGTAGGGGCGGTAGAGGGGTTATTCGTTTGTGGTCAGATGGTCTGCAATCGATGCCTCGAGAGCTTCCACCTCCTCCTCAGAGAGGTCCCGGCCTTCTTCCTCGGGCTCCTCTTCCTTGTGGGGAGTGAGCACCATCACGACCACTCCAACCACGGTGCTGATAGCAGCACCAGTGATGATGGGGTGATCTGCGACGAACTGCTTCACTCGGTCCCGGAATCGGGGCTTTGAATCAGAAGTCTTGGTGTTCTCAGAGGATTCGGTTTCCACGGGCTCGGCTTCGACAACCGTTCCATCGGAAAGCGTAACAAACATTATAGTTCCTTTCTCTAGTTCATTATAGCGGCTGTATGTTACGCGAGCTTCTCACTAAGGTCACGGTGGCGCATGCCCGCATGGCGCAACATGACTGCCGCAGTGTGGATTTCGTGGGGGTCCGTCAACAATTTGTGTAGCTCCCGTGCTCGCTCAAGGTATCGCCGACCTTCAGAAAGAGTCTTCAGGGCTTTTGGAAGATAGTATTCACGCCAGGCCGTAGCACCCGCCTGGCGAACAACTGCTTGCTTGGCAAAAATCCAATGCTCCACCTGGGTATGACACATGGCCACCAGATGCTCGAGGTCCCCTATTGCAAACATAACAGTCTGGGCCATCAGAAGATCCTATCATACTTGTACGAGGGCCCAATACGGTAATCGAGTACCAAATATGGTTCTCCATCGTCGGTAACGCCACTCGAGAACAGCGGTTCGATCAAATGGTCAGTATTCCACCCGTAGTCATCACCATAATGTAGTGATTCCATACCAAGAGCGATGAAGAAATCATTTGCAGCCACCTGCCCGTAGTTGTTGATTTCATTATTTGATTGGTTCACCGCTCGCCAGATCTTGTCGACCGTACTAGAGAAATATCGCCCAGTGTATGACTCAAAGCAGAGTACATCACCCTCTTGGACGGTCGCTCGGACTCCGCCACGGTGCTTCGGGGCCTCAGCACGAATCTCTTCCTCTTTCTTGGAGCCAACGACCTTTTCAGCAGCCTTGCGATAGGCATCGAACTGGCTCTCCGCAAGTGCGGCTGCGGATGCGGCTACAGCTACCCTCCGAGCAAGGATGGAATGTACTCCAATAACGCTGGACACCGTAACCGCTCCAACCGCCAGTGGCGGAATCCAGACCTTCCAGGTAGCTCGAAGCTTGTCCTGGAACGGACTGTCTCGGAGCCCCTCATGAAGTATGATACGATGGGCCTTCACGCCGGCCTGAGCTGAAAATATGGCGGTACCCACAACACCCCCAACAGCCAAGCCGGTGAGGATGCTCGGGGCATGGCGACGAAGTGCTGAAGTGATGAGTGCGATGTTCATTTGTCCTCCTTTCTAGGCATTGTGATCCTTTGACGGTGGCCGCAAGGTCTTTCCGTATCCACGATGATGTCGCCATCTGGAATGTAATTCACGGTGGTTGCTGCGAAATCATATGCTCCATTCTCAAGAGCCTGAAGATCTCTCGCGTCGGCAATGAGTCGTGCCCGGATTCGTTCTGCCGAATCGCCCCTAAGACTGAGCCTCTTTGCCCTAGTCACTTCGGGAACCCGGAGGTACCAGAAGACCATTTCTTTATCTAGAATATGGCTAGCACTCCAAAAGTACTGTGCCGCGGAGATGGGGTCGAGAATGCAGACTGCGTATGGGTCTCTTCGGTATCGATTGAATGATCCAATCGGAATCCCATATCTCCAGATACCTTCCTCGGTTTGATAAGCCTTGGGGAACGCGATTTTTCCCTCGTCCTGAAGCTCGAGGAATTCCCGGTTTGATAGGTAAGTCGAATACTCGTCAGCTGAGTAGGGCCTTGGAGGCCGGGTTGTAACAGACCGCACCCAGGCCCATCCGATATTGCTCAGGGCCCTTGCAAGGGTGGTTTTTCCAGCGCAACTGCCGCCTGACAAGATGATCATTACTTCTCCTTGTGTAAACATATAACCCTACCCATTGTGGGTAGGGAAACGGTCAGAGGGTTTCGGGGTGCTCCCAAGCACCCGCCGTGGCCAGCACAGCACCAAGGGTGATGACAAAGACGGCGATGATGGTGACGAATGTGAGCATTATAGTTCCTTTCTCTAGTTCATTATAAGAAGTGTATATTATGCGAAGAGAAAGAACCCTACCCGTTGTGGGTAGGGATATGATTACATGTTGAGACGGACCATGGTCCCCTGAGCAACGCGCGACCAACAGTGGTCTTCGTCTTCGACGAGGCGGTCCCAGTTTTCTTCCAGCCCTGCAAGCCAATCGGCTACGGCGGCAATGGCGGCGCAGTACTTCCAATGAAGCTGCTTCGGGACCTTAAACAGGTTTGCGAGAGCATGCTCATGGAATGCGCATGCGATCGCCGCGTATTCGCCAGGTTTTGGCGGGCGCGGGGTTCGGAAGAAGGGACGGGACTCGTAGAGCGTCAATGCTGCGGTGCGGCACGCGCGCTGATGAGGAGTGAGTTCCATTACAGTTCCTTTCTCTAGTTCATTATAACAGCTGTAGGTGACGCGAAAACCTATACCCGTTGTGGGTATAGGCAGGTTCTAGACGGTGGTTATTGCCGTCATCATGGCTTCACAGCGGCCAGCCTGACCAATCCGTCCGGTATCGCGCAGGATATCCCGGGATCGCCGAAGGGTCGACAGGGCGACACCGCGGGCGATTGGGGAGTCCCAATGCGATGCACAGACGTTGAGGGTCAGGGCATAGGCATGGAGCTTGATGGAGTTGAGCATTATAAATCCTTTCTCTAGTTCATTATAGGCCCTGTACAGTCTGCGAAGAGAAAGAACCCTACCCGTTGTGGGTAGGGGTTGGGGTCAGATACGAACTCTTGTGATGAGCCCGAATGCTTTCGTGGCAATGATCGAAAGACGCTCGAAATTCATGACGAGCAGAATCCCGGCGAGCGAGCTTCCAGCGCTGACAAGAGCTGCTTTATCGACAGGCGGTGAGGCCGGCTCAATGCCGACTTTAGCGCCTGCCAACACAGACAGCTGGTTGACAGCGATAGCGTACTCTTCTCCCGCAGGATCGAGAGTCGCCATGTAGTCGAGATGGTCTTCGATCCGCTGTGAAAGAGGGGAGGGCTTTTTCTGAATGAGTTTCATTCCATCTCCTTTCATTATATGCACTGTAGGCACAGCGAAAACCTATACCCATTGTGGGTATAGGCGCTAGTGGTTACTTGAACGGAAGTACAATCTGGGAGTCATTCTCCCATCGCCTCTGAAGCATGTAGCGGAGCATCTCTTTCTCGTCATCATCAAGTCGGTCATCGATGATGTCTTCGAAATGCTGGAGCGTGTTCAGTGTTGCCTTCTGGCAAGCACGGATCATGATTCCATGCACTCGATTCAGTTCGATGTACTTGTGGATGAAGATGAACGAGATACCTGACAAAACAGTCGAGGCGAGGAGGATGAAAACGACGATGAGTTCCATTATGGGTTCCTTTCTCTAGTTCATTATAGGCCCTGTACAGTCTGCGAGCAAAAAAATAGGTAGCCATTGTACACCGTACGACAGCTACCTATTTGTGATCACTTCACCTTGAGAGTGACGATCTGCCCCGACTCGGGGGCTTCTTTCAGCTCGAGGAGAGCGTTCTCGCCGAGGCGCATACGCCCATCGATGCCCAAGTCATTCTTGTTGTAGTGAACCTTGGACACACCAAGGATCACGCCAAAGAGAGTCATCAGAACGAACAGCGTGCCATTCACCTCCGAAGCCAACGGCCAGCGCCAAAGCGCCGAAAGGCCAGTATATGCGGCACCAACTGCCGGGAGGACGACCAGGTTAGCCCACTTCAGGGTGTCATAGACAGCTGTAGGAAGCAGTGCCTTGAGGGGGGAATCGGGAAACTCAGCGGTCTCGCCGTGCTGCGGGGTTTCGCTCATTACTATATCCTTTCATGTAGTCAACATCCATCACCATCGCCCGGCCATGGATTGGGAGTTCGGCCACTTCGGCCATTATCTTTTCAGCAAGACCATTTCCGCCAAAGGTGGAGTATGGACCATAGAGATACTTGTTGAGATCGTGATATTCATCCTTGGCGATCCACCCCCGCTCGATGTACTTGAGCCCCTGATCCACAATTCGATCATGAGCCAACCCCAGCAATAGCTTGGTTTTAGCATCTCGCTGATCGTCTTTTTTCTGGATAAACGCCCAGAATCCGGCAGAAGCGGCAAGAGCGCAGATCAATGCTGTAACCACCTGCACGACCCCCACCAAAACGAAACTGAAAATCTCATTCATGTCACGGCATACCTATCAAGAAATATGGCCGAACATACATAGATGTGTTGTTGATATACCACGCATCGGGCATGCCGGACTTTGTTACGCCGCATGCTACGGTGTTGGACTTGAGATTTCGTGTCCAGTAGGATTGGTCACATGCCCGCTTCCAAGGTGCTAGACGAAACAGATCAAATTGCTCTTCGCAGTAGCCTGCTTCATGCGGAGAAACCTGCCCATTCCAACTACGCCCGAATAGATGTGTCTCAGTTGGAAGCCCGAAGTACTGAACGACGAATTCACTACTTGACACTGTGCCACCTGTGAGACCACTGGACCAACGCTCCGATATTCCCGGTACATATGGATCAAACCCGCTGGCGCTCCAGGCAGGCATCGCATTTTTCCAATCCGTCTTAGTAAACAGCCCGAGACGAGACCCTTTGTACCCTACAGATATGTTGTCGGATTCCGAGTACTGAGACTTGAAGGCCACTTTATCGGGCATGACCACGACATGGTGGAAGTCAGAGAGGGAGCAGTCTGTCCCGACGACAACGTATTTGAGATCGCCCAGCTGCCAGTAGCTTCCAACACCAACGGTGGCAAACGTCCCGTTATGAATATCATTATACTGATCGGAAGTAATCCGAGAACCAAGAGAATTGTTGCGCAGCCCCCCTTTGGCCTGGGTCTTTTCGAGGACCTCGACCCTCGGAATCAAGGCTGCCGCTTTAGCCGCATTTGTCTCAGCTGTGGTCAGTCGCACCTCATACTGCTGGGCTTTGTCCAGAGCAGTTTGGGCCTTGGTGGCAACTCCTTCTGCGGTGGCTCTTGCGGATGCGGCATCAGAAGCGGCCTGCGTGCTATTCGTCAAGGCAGTCTGTGCTTTGCTCTCAGCTGAGGTGGCTTTGTTGAGCGCCTGCGTGATCTGAGAAACATTGGGCGAGTTGCCCAGAGACGCCTCCGCATCCTGAAGCCATGTCATGAACTGATTCTTCGCGTCACCTGCGGTTTTGAGATCCTTCTCGACTTGCTCGACTGCTTTCTGGGTGGTCTGCTGTAAACTTGATATCATGGAGTTCAGCGAAGTGACCACGGCGTCCACAGAGATTGTCTGGAGTGGGCCCGTGATGTAAGGGCAATCAGTGGTGCCCACAGCAATCTGAATATCAGCACCACTAACCGACGACGCATTTCGTGGTCGACGAATCCATGCGATCGGCATCTCATAGATGAGCGCATCTCGCTGGAGTGTGGGCTTGACAGCCGATGCTGCGGCCACGCCCTGAAGATACTCTATGGTGTTTGCCCTGACATCCTGTCGCTTGTTGAACCGCAGCACGATTGCATCATATCGCTCGAGGGTCCCAGAGCTGTTCGGTTGCACGGATATATCATAATCGCCTGAGTTGTCCAGCCAGGTCCCACGACACCATGCACGACCGGCTCGAACTCGAACTGTTGAGCCGCCTATAGCGTCACACCGAAGCGCTTGACCCACGGAGTGAAATACCCCATCGGATATGATCCCGGTGAAGAGTTGTCCGAACTGCTCAGCGCTGTAAGTTCGGTCGCTACTGACGGCATTGAAGAATCCACTAGTTACAGCCATAAAGGCCTCCTTTCATGTCCGCGGCATAGGCTCGAGACGAGGGTAGCCACGGTATCCTTGATCAGCCGTCCAGGCATGGGTATACTCCAGCACTCGACAACGCTGCTGTTTATCTCGAACGCTGAGCATGATCCAGTCTCCGAGATAGTAATGCCCTGTGTCGCCATACACCCACACGTTGTTCGTGGGTGCCTCACCCTCGATTTGATCATATAGTTTGTGCTCATAAATATAACCGAGGCCATAGGACGTAAGTGACTTTTTCTTCTCATATGTCTGAAAAGCCGCTTTGGTCCATGTGATCTGCGGCTGAGTTATTCCCTCACGTCGTCGAATCCCATTTGGAGCTCCATTATCCACCTCAAACCATACAGAGGCATTTGAATCATCATGTGCTCCATGGAGATACACATACCCAATATTCCGATGCTTCTGAAGATCCTTCTCATACACCAGGTTGACCAGAGTTTTCGTGGTGTCTGTGAAAAATACAGGATTCCCAGAGCCTTTACCGGTGAGATCACGAGTTCTGTAGAAGTTAATTGCCAGCTGACTCTCATCATGCAACCTTGTGCGAAAGCCGTTTTGATGATACCGCGCCACGTATAGCAGGAAATCATAGAGAGTCTTTCCGTCTGGGGCATAGTCGATATAATTCCGCATATGATCTGGCGAATCCATAATGAACTGCGGGATTTGCCTTGCAGCTTCCGCATCCTTACCGATGGTCCAGTCCCAGGCCTGTTCCAAAAGACTATATGCCGGGACACCGTAGGGAAACGACATCTCCTTGAGGATGCGCTGCTCGAGGACTACTTCCGCAGATCGACCAGTCAATGTCACATATGGATCCGAGCGAGTCCCTTCGTACCGAACCTTCTCGATCAGCATGGTCTCGGTAGAGACTGGTACCCTGAGAAACTTACCAAGGTACTCGTCGGCCGCCGATAGAGCCTCAAATGCTCCGCCCCACAGCCGCATTTCGAATTGCCCCGGGTCCTGATATCTCTCAGTCCATATGAAGGAGTTCCATTGGTGCTTTGCAATGGCCCCGGTCGGATTCAGGTTGTGGTCCAGAACCTTTGCGAATTCTATGTCTCTTGTAGCCATACTATACCCCCATGAACAACGGGCTATACATCATATCCATCGCAGAAAACGATAGGATCGGGGTGTTATACGTTGTCCGGACTTCGAGCTGGTTCTCACCTGGGTATAGCTTCGGCCATACGGATCCGAACTCGACCATTCCAGTGACCAGGACCCGCTGCCCGTTATTTCTCCAAACAACCGCGTAGAGGTTCTCATCTCGAGCGTCGACTTCGAGAGTGTCCCCCACACCCGGCGTATAATTCATTATTCGCTTGTATATGTTGAAGTCCAGTTTCCATTCACCGCCGACCTTGTGGTTGATTATGCTGACGGTTCCAGGGTTATCCTTGAGTGCGAATCGGAACAATGCCCCCACCGGTGCATCCCCAAGATAATCCACTGTCATGATAGAGGATCGGGCGATATCGCCAAATACTTTGTCAGGGGGCGTTGAAATTGGAAAAGTAAACTTCGATGTAGTCGCTGTAAAGTCTACACCACCAGACGAATACCCTTCGACTTGCCGGAAATATGGAAATGGACAGATCAACGACACCTGAACTGTCTGGAGACTCGTAAATATGGCGGGAGACACGCTCTCGACATACGCGTCAATCGTATACGTTCGAGTCATAGTTACGACATTGACCATTACCTTTTCCTTTACTGGGAACGCCCGGTAAAGGACTCGTCGTCGATCTTGTGGATCCGATTCCGGAAGAGCAAACGACGCTACGATGTTTCGTGCTCCGGTCTTGACCCCCGTAAAGAGCCCGCCGTCCACATTGTAGACGCCTTCCATTGATACCTCAGCCTTAACTGGGCCGATTCCATCAATTTCAGTCACGATTATACCATTTGAAGCAACGCCCTCGAGTGGGAAATCGTACGTTTCCCCACGAGCATTGCGAACGGCGAGCCCTTTAATCATACGGAAGCCTCCTCGAGCTGACGGAGCTGGTTTCGAGTCTGACGATAAATCGTCATGGAATCGAGTGTCTCCGGAGAATGGTTGTGCTGTTCGAAATGTACGTTTGTAACCTTGGATGTGACCGGAGGTTCTTTATCCGAATCCGCTTGCACATTACGTGCCCGAGCCTGCTCGTAGTTGGCATTCTGAGCGTTGACTGGTATCGGTGTAGTGCCAAACACCTCGGGCAGGGTCTTGGCGCTCTTGCGAACCTCGTCGAGGTTGAGAACGGGTGTGATCTCAGGCCGCATGGACATATCGATGTCATCGAAGCTCATGTTCCCGAAGCACTCATTAACCGCGTCCACGAGCTCTTGCGATACGCCGTCAACAGTCCGCTTCGCGTCTGGTGCACCGTCTTCAAACCCAACACCAAAGCCCTGGATTGCGTATCGACCAATCTCGGCAAACACTCTGGATGGCGATTTAATACCAAGCATACCCTTTACCCCGTTGACGATACCGCTGAAGAAGTCACTGATCTTCTTGCGAATCCAGTCGGCGATGCCGAGAATACCCTTCCAGATACCCTCGACAATGGCTTTACCGATACCGAGAAGAAAATCTCCGATACCGAGAAGCGCCGCACCAATACCATCAACAAGAGCTTTGAAGATGGCCTTGACGAGCCTCCCGATGGCCTCGAACAATGCGTTGTGGTTTTCATCAATAGCTTTGGCTAGTCCATTGATGAAGGCTATTGCGACCTTGAATGCCCCGTCGACTATCTTCGGAATTCCGTTAGCCAGTGCTTGTAGGAACTTCGAGATAGCATCGACTGCCACCTCAACAATCTGACCAATGTTGTCCCGAAGCGAGGTCAGGAATGCGAGGATGAGATGGAACGCTGTGTCTACAATCTTCGGGAGAACGGTCATCATACCATCGCACAGCGATACAATAGCCACTACAGCCATCTCAACGAGACCTGGGATGTTGTCCACAATGGCTTGGATGATGGCGCCAATCAAAGTGGACATAGCATTCCGAATTGGCTCTTGGTTCTGCGAAATGACTTCTGCCATTTTGACCAAACCAACGGCCATCTGTTCCAGGAAGTACGGAACCATAGAGATCAGACTTGTGAATGCGGCAGTTAGCACGCTGATGCCGGCCGCTCCGGACACCCCAAGCATGCCAAGGCCTATCGCGAGTAGTGTTATACCAGCGCCTGCAATTGCCACAGCCGCAGCAAAACCCATAAGTGCGAGAGCCAAGCCCTGCATTGCCGGAATCACAGGTTCAAGCAGTTTGGCGGCAAGTCCCAGAACAGCAAGGGCGGCGGCCAGAGCGAGTATACCAACCGTGACCACTACCCACCCGGCGTTTCCAAGCATGAGAATTACTGGGACCAGCATACCAAGTGCAATGGCCAGAAGAATCATGGACGAAGCAACCTTGGGGTCAACCTTGGTCTTGGCCATAATGGCCAGAGCAAGTGACATGGACATAAGCATGGCCGCTAGAGCAGTTACCCCAACAGTAACCTTGTCCACGTCCATCTCGCCAAGAGTCTTGACCGCATATGCTACAGCCAGGACTCCAGCAGCCACGAGCGCGAATCCTGCACCGCCGTTGAGCGCTTTCTTCTTGAGCCTTTCGAGCGTTCCGCCAACCGCCAACATGACAATCATCAGCGAGACCAGGCCCTGTTTGATGACTTCGGGCTTCATAGTCCCAAAGCGCTCGACTGCGGCAGCCAAACGCTCCATCGATATAGCAAGCGCGATGATGGCCAGACCAGATTTTGCCGCAGCTTTGCCATTTCCAGCAAGACGGATGAATCCGCCAAGAGCCACCAACAGGGCGGTTACCGAAATAAGACCCTGAGTGAGAACACCGAGGTCCATCTTACCGAACTGCTCAACAGCCTTGACCATGATGAGAATGCCAAGTGCAAGAGCTGTGATAGCCACCCCAGCCTCGAGACTCATCTGAGAGTCAAAGTTCTCGACAAACGCCAGAACTAGGGTCAGGATGGTGGTGAATGCAATCAAACCCTTGGCCAAAGCACCAAGCTTCATATCGCCGAGGGTTTTGACAGACTCTGCCAGCACCCGAATAGCGACACCAAATATGACAAGAGCGGAAGCCCCTGCGGCCATGCCCTTTGTGTTCCTGACCATGTTCTGCATGACCTTGGTCAGGGATTTCAGGAGAATCTTGGTGGCTATGAGGCCCTTGGTAAGACTCCACCAGTCCTGCTCGCCCATCTTCCGGACGGCGCCAGCCAGAATGGTTATGGCGGTGGCCATTAGAATCATACCTGTGGCGGCTTGTGCAAGTCCCCCGAGGCCATTGTCCTTGTTGAACTTGCTGTACCACGCCATCATACCGAAGACCTCCGCAAGGAGGACCGATATGGCAGTAAGGCCCACAGTAAGCTTTACAGGATCAATCATGGCGAGCAGCGCGACAGAAGCCGCAAGCACGCCCAGGGCGGCCGCGATCAAGAGAAGTGTCCGAGCTTTGACTTCACCGGTCAATGCCTTGAGATGGTTCTTGACGGCGTCCATAACCGCCCCGAACTTCTCAATTATCTCGTTGACCTCGCCAATGCCTTTCTTAACCTTTTTGGTGATACCAGACAGGTTATGCACCAGCGAAATCAGCATTGCGCCGATTCCGGCGCCCATGGTCAGGTTTAGCGCGGCCATGAACTGGTTCATACCAAGTTCTTCATCGCCACTCTTGAAGAAGTTCTTCAGGTTTTCGCCAAACTCTTTGACTTTGTCCCAAGCCTTCTGAAGCCATGCGCCGATCTTTTCAGCAGCGCTCTGGACCTTTCCGGCAAAAGCCGTTATACGCTCGATTGCTTCATTCTTCAGGCTGTCCGCCCCTTGGGCGGTATCGCTACCGATCTTGGCGAGTTGTTCATTGACACCATCGGCCGTTTCTTTGGCCTTGGGTATCAACTCGTTCTTGAGCTCTACGAATTTATTGGCCGTGTCAGCAAAGAACGCACCCATCGCTTCGGCCAATGGTGTAAGCTTTTCAATTGCCGCTGTGCCAAAGTCGATAATGGCCTGGCGGGCATTCCGGATGGCATTCATGAAGACATCACCTTCGCGAATGCTCGCTCTGAGATTCGTCACCCAGTCTGCAAGACCTGCAATCCATTCAAGAATGCTACCATGGCCCTTGGGAAGGAGATCCAGCATCTCCCCGATGAATGTTCCGAATGCCAACCCCACAGTACCAACAAGGTCGCTTATGATCCCGAGAATCGAGAACAGCCCCGTGAATATACGCTGTAGCTTGGCTGCCGTTTCGCCTGTTGGCTTCAACTTCGATGTAAGATACTCAAGAGCCTTGGATATGCCAGCAAGGGCTTCTCCTGCCTTGGCCGGTGGAAACACAGTCTGCCAGGCATTCTGGATCGGGCCGAGAATATTCCCAATACCCTCCAGGATGTTTTTCAAGGTCTGAACCATGGCGGTTCGTCCCCCGGCATCCTTCCAGGTCTGAAGCATCAAGTTTCTGGCATTACTCATCCCGTCAATCACTGGGGAAAAGTAATTATTGAGCCAGGTAAAGAGCTCCTTGGCCTCCTCGAAGTCGCCGAGAATAATGCGGAAAGACTGGGCCCACCCAGACCCGACAGCTTCTTTCAGAGTGTCAAACAGCTGCGTGGCGGTCTTTACCTCGGTCGCAGCCTTGAAAGCCGTCTGGCCGAGCTTCTCATAGTACTCGGCCTGGGACTCCGTGAAACCCTTGGCCATCAAGTCGGCCTTGGTCATGGATCCCGTCATGACATCCAACGCTTGGGTCAGAACGTCTGAAGAAAGCCACCCACTCTTCAGAGAGTCTCGGAAAGACCCGTTCTTGAACATAGCTTTGGACTTTTTGTCCAGCTTATCAATTGCACCGGTAGCCAGGGCTGTATCTTTGAGCAGCTGTTGGAACTGCTCACCGCCCATACCAGCATTGACCACCGAGTTCCAGTCCTGAAGACCAACCCTGCCTGCGGCCAATGCCTGGGAGAGCTGGTACATTGCAGTTGATGCCTGCTGACTATTTGATCCAGAAAGGGCCGCCAGGTTAGCGATACCTTTGATAGCTTTGGTGGCTGGTTCAAGCTTTACACCGGCCGCAGTAAACGTACCGATGTTCTTGGTCATCTCGGTGAAATTGTAGATGGTCTTGTCCGCGTACGTATTCAGATCGTCAAGATACTTGTTGACGGTCTGAACATTAGTACCTTCCTTCAGGGTGTTTGCCAGAATAGTCTGGACCGCCCCCATCTGGGTTTCATACTCCCGGAAACCATCCATGATTGGGTCGAGAGTAAGAGCCTTGAGAATTCGACTGCCGGCATCAATCGCCTTGTTGGTTACATTCGTGAGTGCGGTAATCGCCACAACGTCGAGAGCACTGAACTTTTCCTTGATGGTATCCAGTGCCCCACGGATACCTTCCATTTTGACGTTACCGAGCTTTTCCGCAGAAGCAGCGGCTTTGTCAAAGTTCAGAGACTGATTGAACTTGGCCAAAGACGCACTGGTCTGTGCAATGCCTTGTTCGAACTGCTTATTGTCGAACTTCATTGCAACTACACGATCTTCAATCTTACTCAACTGACGACACCACCTTCCAGACGTCTTCCGCTATACGGTTCATGATCGGCTGAATCGCCGGATTGATATAGTCGCGACCTTTGACATAGCCGCCAGTACCGGTACCATGCCCATACTGCAAGATTACCGCGATAGGCACACCATTGACCACGTTGGTATTAGTCCAAACAATCGAGTACGTCTTCCCAGACTGCTTGACCTCATACCCCCAAGATCCAGAAGTCTTCCCAGAATCCTTGGGGGTTGCCGCAGCCAATGCATCGACGCCCATTGAGCCATAGGCTTTCAAGCGCTCAATGATGTTTGGTTTGGCCAATTTCGCGAGGAAGCGCTGTGTTTTGTTAAAGTCGCCTTCGGAGGTTACATACAACATTGGCTAGAACCCCCTTTTTGCGGCCTCCGCACGTCGCTTGGCATTTATCGCTCGATACTGCCGTGCAACCTCGTCTTTTGACAGCTTCTTCTTGTTAGGGTTGTTGTTAATTGAACACACCCTTATGAGTGTTATAAGACGGTTGAGGTTCCACCTCTCACACTCAAATGGTATCTGGAGGGCAACCATCCACGAATATATCAGTTCCGATGTGATGATCTGTGACGATCCTCCTCGGTCCATGGACTTGATTGTCGTGGCTGTGTGGGAGTTCTCGAGATACACTTGGAGCTTCTCCAGATGCTCATCTCGAAGCCCTGCCAGATCGAGCCTCGTAATGGGGGTATCTGACATATAGACAATGTAGTCCATTAGCTCATCATCCGTCAAGTTCTTGGCATTGACGAATGGTTTACAATAGACAGACTCCCATTTTGAAAGAGAGAGCAGCGAATGCTCCAGCTGGAGGGTCACTGCTGGGGTGACGATGAACCGGCTTGTCGCTTCATCAAATAGTCGGCCGCCAGAAATCTCTAGCTGGAGCATCACTGCCACCTCCTTTCAGCTACTGAAGAAGCGTCTTGATTTCGTCCGGCAATGGAAGCTTCGGCTCGGTACCGGTTCCCGTATCCCCCTTGCCGTACAGAGCCTCTTCCAACTTGGTCCACTTTTCCTTCTCGACATCGGTCGAGCGAATGACGATGTGGGCCGTAGGCTTCATCCCGGTAACATTAACAGGCTCCGTATCGAAGCTCCAGGACAAAGATGCAGGTTCCGGCGACTCGTTGATCGTCTCCCGATCCTTCGACGATGGTGAGGCAGTCGCGCCGTACACCAAGTGGATCTCGGAACCGTGATCAGTACCATCGGTGTCATTACCGATCAGAGTCCGATAGCAAAGCCCGAACTTCTTTCGAGTCTGCTGAGTAACCATGACCCCCTTGGTGAGCTCGGCCATGCCGTCGCACTGATCGAACTCCTTAGGAGAATAGAACGCCTCGATCGTGCCCTTGAAGGTCTCGGTCGAGATGATGTTGGCGTAGACCCGGTTGTCAGCATACTTCTTGTTGGATTCAGCACCCTCCGGGCTTTCAGTCACCTTGGTCAAACCGGACCAGGCAACTCCATCCTGATACTTGCCACCATCGCCCATGACGTACAGCACGCCACGGTCGACGCCAACACTATACAGACGCTTTGTATTTTCATCCCACTGCAATGCACCCTTGGCCATTAGGCCTCCTTCCTATCGGTGCAAATATACAACATCATGGTAGATGTTGTTGCTGACATAATGCCTGGCGAAATCCGCACCAGGCAAGCATGCTATTTTCTCCGACAGGTCACTGTCGGGATCTTGGTACATGACAATTATTTGGTATCTGGTAGTCACCAAGTACGCTATGTTGTCGGCCCGTATCGGGCGGATGTCTTGCTTGTAGTACACGATACAAGGATAAGACATCTTGACATTGGGCGGGGGCTGGAAATATACCTTATCTGTCCCTAGTACTCCCTGCAACTCTCTGTGGAGATCAAGCCGGCGGCTCATTATACACCTTCCCGATCATCAATTCAAGTCGCGGGTACACGAGTTCCGCATAGGAGACTTTCCATTTCGCCCCCGCCCACGTCACATACCGTATAGCGGCAAAGTCGTCTTTCAGGACTTTCGGGAGCATGACCGAGATGGTATTAGACAATACGAGATCGTCATTGAGCGTTTCGCTAGCGTCGAAGCGCCGGGCGTATCGCTTGATGTCACCTCTCGCGTATACTTCCTCCACCTTCTCGACCCATACACCGGGGGCTTTCTCCACCGTAGTGACATACCCGATCTTCCCACTAAACTTTGCCATTTTGACCTTTCTTAGGCCTGAGCCATCTCCAGGACCATCGCAGATCCCGGGCGAACCAGCGCGCCAGACATACGAGTCTCCACCAGGTACTTCTCCTGGTTGAAGTCTATATCGAAGTCATCGAAGAAGGAGATCTGACCGCCCTTGTTGGTTCCAGTGGTGTAGTCCTGAAGGTTCACCACGATAGCCTTGAGGTCGTACTTCTTGGTATTAACCTCGCGCTCCAGCTTTTCCATTACAGGAACGCGGACGATCTTGGCTACACCGATAGCCGAGGCCAGAGCAGCTTCCGTCTCGTACAGGCGACGCCCAATCTGGTCCTTCTGAAGCAGCAGATCTGTGACGAACTTGCTCGGGGCGTACATGGTCGGATTGCCCGAACCGCGGTAGTCATCCAGACCACGGATCAGCGCCTCGACGCATGCATCGGGCTTGGTGTCCTTTGCCACCTGGACCTTGTATGAGTACAGCTCGTCATCTTTCCAGATCGGACGGATGTTGTCCTCACTGATCTTGTCGTCATCCGTGATCTGCCGACCATCCCCGACAAGGATCGCCCTGGCGATTTCCTCATCCAACATCAGACGCATCTCGCCCTTCATCCAGGCGATGACATCGAAATCCGTAATATCGAGAATATCGTCCCGATCCAGGCGCTGCTTCTTGTAGACGGTCTTCGGGTGAGTGACCCGGTGCAGAAGGGTGAAGACCTCGTCCTTCTTCTTGGTTCCGGTCTTGTAGCCCTTGGCCCTCGCGTTGTCTGCGGTGATGTCCGCCAAGATCGTCTTGATCTTGGTAAAGGGCGCATGGCGAGTGCCGTTCAGAACGCCGGCAACCCATTCCATCCGACGAGAGATGAACTCGGGGGTGTTCCACAGCGTCTTGGCGTCCGGGAACAGAGTGTTGATGTCCTTGATCCCGTAGTCGTTGGCGTGAGCCAGGAACGACTCAGAAAGCTTGATGTGCCGATCCTGGGCGGACTTGATGACGGTCATGAACTGGTCATGAGTCAGCGTCTGTGACGGAGCCTGGGTCGCAGACCCCTGGAAGATGTTGTGGGTCAAAGTAGATCCTTCCTGTGGTTTGTCAGCGGAGTGCTCCGCCTTGTCAGAGGGCTCTTCAGACTTCTTTTCGGCAGAGCCGGAGTCCTCCAAGGCCTGGGTGATGAGGTATGCGACAGCATTCTGCTGCTTTTCGGACATACTGTCGATGACATCCTGAATGGTCTCATCATCGTCTTCCGAGTCTGACGAGTCCTCGTTCTCTCCGTGAGTCAGCAGCTCGCCGAACTGCATGATCGCGGCGTCTTCTACTTCATCCGAGAAACCGTCTCCATGCGTGATGTAAACCGCATCGATCTTCGCTTCCCGGTTGGCACCTGCGAGCACCAAGCTCACCTCTCGGATGTTGCCGAAAGTGACCGTCGTGCCATCATGACGCAGGTCATTGGCGAAGATAGAGAGAGAGTTCAAATCCCCATGTTTCACCTGCTTGCCCAGGTTCTGGGCGGCCATGGTATCATTGAGCGAGCAATCAGCATACATTCCGTCATTGCGGCTATGGAGAAGCGCGTGCCCAACAATGTTCGTTGGGTCCTTATGATCGTGCCCATACAGGAGTGGCACCTTGTGGTTGTCCTGATGGGCGAATGCTCCCTGGCCGATGATCCGACCGTCCGAGCACAGAACGCCGCTCTTGGTGGCGTATCCTGAAAAGTCAACTTTCATTTTGAAGGTCGACTCCTTTCTGTAGGGACGGCTCGTCGGCCGTCGTTTGTGTATCCTCAACAGGCATGTTGGGGTTTCGAGGAATGTCTGCTTCGGGCGATGCGACTGGCGGAAGCCCCATTGTGGCTCGCATTTCGTTGGTACTCATGACCTCGTTACGGATTAGTTTATCTGAAAGATCCGCCAGCGTTTCAAGAGATGCCAGTGCGAATGGATCGCGAAATGCCTGAATGTCCTGAAGTTGTGTCCTAGCTGTCTTGGTGAGGAACTTGCGTCGAAGTTCCGCCGTGACAGCTATGGTAATCGGCTTGACCACTCTGGCATAGTAATTGGCCATGGCCTCCGGCGAGGCCGTGCCATTAACGATCTCCTCAGTTAGAGCGAGTTCTGTATAAAGTCGCTTAGTGAGGTACTCGATCTGAGCAAGGAGCGTGTTCTCGGCGGGACGGTTGAGCTGTGTGATCTTCTCAGTCCCGTCGATGTATGCTACTCCATACTGCGCGCCCTTGAGCTGCTGCTCGATGTCGGTGCGTCGACGTTCTGCCTCTGCTCGCCTGGCATCAGACTTGAGCGCATACGGGAGCTGGATGATGATGTCAAGCTTATTGGCTCTGGCTTCTTCATCTGCAAGATCCAAAAGGTTGAGTTTTCGCATCAGCCTCTGGAATGTCCCAGAAGATTCATTCATGATCGAATAAAGCGGTGACTCCACGATTGCACAGATCTTCTTCGGAAGCGCCACCTCCTCGATTAGACCCGTATTCTCATTGTACAGTTTTACCTTAACGGTATCTGGCCACCATTCAGTAACCTCGCCGACCCGAAGATTCTTGATATTGTACGAATCCGAGACAAGTGGGTTGTAATCGGTTTCCACCGGAACAATTGCGGCAACTCCAACATTAAGAATGGTCTGATAAATATCCTGCCGAAATGCTGCACCGCTCTGATCGATGTTGGCGGAAACTGTCAAGCACTGCTGAAGAGTCGAGTCCATCGCTTGGACATAGCGTCCTTTGTCATCTGTTCGGATGTGCTGGATCACTGCCTCCGCACAATCCATTGCGATTCTAGTACGAACTGATGCAAGAGTCGAACGATCCGCACCACCGCTGTAGTGGATGGCATAAGGCCTTGCGGCGTACGAGAACCCTCGACCCGACGGAACTTCCCGACGAGTGAACGCGTTCCACGCATGGGCCAGTCTAGAAAGCAATCCCATTTTGACCTCCTTTCACTCGAAGTCTTCTTTATGTAGTTTGTATGCGATGTACGCATCCATCATCGCAGCTACACAGTCGATCTTGGCTTCGTTCCGTCGCTTGGTAAGTTTCCGGTTGGCGTTGGTGTCCTCCATAGTCACCGTGTTCCCCATGCAGAAAGCCATGATTGACTCATCGAAGATCAACTCACGCTTCTCGGCAAACTTCTTGAGCTCGCCGAGAGGGACTGACTCAGTTCGCGCCCCCTGAATGACGGTCTCGATGGCATAGGGGCCATAGTCTCGCTCCCATTTGGCTACGAACTCCTTAGCATTGAATGGATCAAACCCGAATGAGCGAACATCATACTCTCGTTCCTCAATGTGCTTCTCGAGGTCGTCATAAACTGTCCCTGCAACATCGAGCACGGTCCCAGGCATTACAATCAATGTCCCCTCTTGTATGAATTCATCATACTTGGACCTGATTGATGCATGCAGTTTATCCAGAGTATACTGTGTAATGTACGCCCTGGTTTTTATACCGAAAGACCCATCCGCCAATGGGAACAAGAACGTAAATGCGCAGAAGTCATCGCCGCGTGACAAGTCCGCCCCTAGCGAACATGGCATCTTCCAGAAATCATGCGGTCTGTGAGGCAATGTCTCTTCATACGTGAAGAAGTATGTGAACCCCTCGAGTGGTAGCCCAAACCTTTTAGCGAGAATATCGTTACGTGCAGCCGGAGAAGCCTCTGCACGTTCGACGTCCTCATAGTATGTTTCGTATGAAACAGTAATACCAATAGTTGGCTGAGCCTTCACCCACCTAGACGGGTCCGCGACCTCGGACACCGAGTCGAGCTTGTAGTGCCAAATGGACACATGCGGCTGATAGCTCTCACCTCGAAGGATCTTCTGAAGTTCCATTTTGACCGCATCGCCCGAACCGTTTCGAACGGTCCCCTCAGACGAGATGGCGATGATCGCATAGCCTTTGTTCTTAGAAGCACCTTGCTCGATAGCGCCGACAACGTCTTCCCGAACATCACCCGACAGCCACTCATCGACCGAGTTGTACTTGCTCCGAAGCCCTTGGAGCTTGTCGATAGTCATGGGGCGAATCTCGAGGAGAGACCCCGTGAGCAGATTCTCGATGCCCTTCTTGGTGGAGACGAGCTGCTGACGCAGCGCCCGACTCCCAGTGGTGTTCTGGAGCGACCCATAAGTGAGCATCTTGAAGAGAGGACCGCGGTGACGAGTGATGGCGGTTTTGATCGGTGACATGACCTCAACTGCTTGTGGCATTGTGGGGGCGGTTGTCACCTGATGGGTTGTAGCCGTATCCATTACCAGCCAATAGATTTGCCAGAATGCCGCATACATCGACTTGGCGGCACCTCGTGCCACTATGATGTACTGCTTCTTGGTCAGCCGCTCCTTGACCAGCTGCGTCTCATGATGCCCACCAATTCCGTCCTCGTTCGGAATGTATACAGAACGCTCGACATACCGGTACCATCCCCATAGTTGTTCGCCCCAGAGCTTGAACGTGTCAAGGAGCTCGACATCCTCACCATTGGTGAGTGTCAGCTCATTCTCGCAGAACCGGATCCATCCATCAATAGCCTCGTCATCGTAATACATGTCGGGATCATCGATTAGCGCATCAATCCGGTTCATCTCCATAGAGAGTTCCTTGCAGACCGGGATCTCCCCACGAAGGACTTTGTCACGAAACTCGCCGTAGTACTTTGGCACCGCGGTGTTTGATAGCATTTTGACCTTTCATCGAATCTTGATCCGCTTGAAGGTCACACCAGCAATGGATGGGCGTCCATCTTCATCCACAGTATAAGTTGGCTCCCGGTACGCAACAGTCTCGCCATTTCGAACGTACTTTTTGGACTTCTGACTTGCCTTGAAGTTGCCCCACGATTCCTTTATCTTACTGTACGCTTTTCCAGCATTAGCTCCTGCGCTTGGCGAGGGCTTTGCCTGGGGCGTGGGGCTTGGGGCTTTTGGGGCAGAGTTAGTCGTTGGAGTCTTTGGCATTGAGGCCTTGGTGCTCTCCCGACTCGCCTTGGCTTTATTGACCGCTCGATTCTTGGAAGCTTCTGTGAGGTACTTCCTCGCGCTGGTAACAAGCATCTGGGATGCGTTCTTGGCGATCGCGTCTTGGAGGTTGTTGGCGAACTTCGCTCCGAGCCCTTTGAGCCACTTTTTACCTGGAGATACCTTCGGCGCTGTGAGCTCTGCATACTGCTGATCCAGTCGCATTCGGTTGATGGTGTCCTGAAGTTGCTTATCCGTGAGATGTGCCGTATTTGGGCGGCGAACAAGACCTCCTGATGACTTATTCAGCGTGCCTTGATCTGGCATGGCCACGTTCGGGTTGCCAGTCTTTTTAGGCCCGACAGTGCTTGGGTCGACCATCCCTATATTCTGGTTTTTACGTCGAGCAAGTTCATTTACAGCACTCGTATCAACCCGAGACTGTCGCTTTTTTCGGACGCCCCACTTCATCCCCTTGACGCCGTGGTGAGCAAGAAACATTTCTACGTCCGTCCCCATTTATCAACCCCTCCTTCAAATCGCTCGTAGTGGTAAATGATTCTGTGTTGCAGCTCAACCAAGCGCTTCTCGATCGGGGCGACCAGAAACGCATTCTGCGGAGGGTCGAACGCCATTTTGGTTCGAAGGCAGACGTACTCCTTGATATGCGGCGACCTGTTAGGCCCGAGCGCCGACCACTCCAAGTCCTGATCCATCTCGACAGTGTTCGGCATCCCGAATTGGATGAGATCCGCAAACGCCATTTCGATCATAGGTTTGAGCTGTTTATCATAGTCCCAAAAATCCCATGGGATGTTCAGGAACTCCTTGACGTCAGCCAATACGGTCATTTCGCCTCTTTCCCCACAGGCACGTATCACCAGGTACACGCTCTACATGTGGTTTTGGTAGAAGTCCGGCGTCGCCGAAGTGAATCGCCTCGTGAGTCATCATAGAGACCGAGATAAGATACTCCGGATCAAGAATTGTGATCTCTCCGTCTTTGAGCATCTGAACATCCATGGGGTTCATGTGATGGACATAGATCTTACCTTTGATTGGATAGTCTCGATGCCCCATATCATACCCTTGATCTCGAGCAATGACTTCTTCGCGCACCGACTTCCACTCAGAGCTTGCATAGAAGCGCTGATTTAACCATCGATCCCCGCCGAAGGTACGCTCACCAGGTCGCTGGTTGCCAATTCTTAGATACTTGTACCGATCGAAATAATCATCCAAGTGGTCAAGCTTGGTGAATGTGCGCCTAGTCAGAGGATCGGTAACTCCGCATGGCTTCGATAGCCTTGGCATACATCTCATCCAATCGTTCATTGGCCTCAAGGGCCCTGGTTTTGGCCTCTCGCTCCGCTGTATCAGCCTTGATCCGAGCCAACTCGACTTCGTTGCGTACAGTTGCCAGTTTGAGGTAGTGGTTAACGATGGAAAGCGGAGGATTATCGCCTCGGAGAAGCTCCTCCGCCTTGTCCATCGCCAATGCAATCATGGTTTGCTCTCGAGCTTCCCGGGTCAGGGCCGGTCGAGACGACTTTCGGCGACTCGCCATGGTGTTTCCTTTCCCTTTCACCCGGTTTCAAGCCGGAAAATATGCCCTCCGGGGCATTTTTTGGGTGGCCGTCGAAGCAGTAGGGGGGTCTTTAATTTACGACCCCCCCTCCCGCGTCGATCAAACGTAAATCGCTTCCGATTCTCGCTCAATCTTGATGTATGGAATGAGTGGGTTGAGATCGATAATTTCATCAATCGCTTCACTTATAGCAATTTGATTGTCAGAATCAGAAAGTTCTTCTGAAGTTCTTGCAATCCTTGCCACATAGGCCGCTGTGTGGTAACCCATAGTGGTGTCGTAGTTCCACCATTCGACGAACTGATCCAAAGGATCGTATGGGTTGTCGGCCGTGGTCAGGGCGACGTCCATTACTTACCTCCTTCCAGCAGATCTTGGATAAACGACACCGACACACCTAGTGCATCCGCCACATCACCCTGCGTATAGCCTGCATCTAGCAGTGCCTTGGCACGGGCCCTCTGAGACGGCGAGATAGTACGCACACCTCGAGGTGTAGCCAACTGTTTGACACGTTCCATGTCTGTGTTATTCATCAACTTCTCGAGGAAGGTGTGCGACACAGCGCCTGCCTGGATGGCTTCCCATTCCTTGTCTGTGATGTGCACAGCAGACTTAGCTTTACTTGCTCCAAACCGTGCCCGGGCTTGAGCTAGGGCCTGGTTTTTCAACCGTTTGACTTCGTCTTTATCCATGTCTGGATTAGAAGCCTTCTTTTGCTTCACGACATAACCAGCATAGAGCTGTGCCTGCCGTTCCCTGGGTGCGTTCTTGAGGGCGACCTCAAGTTTTGCACGCAGGGATTTGAGTTCCGCAGCATAGACCTTTTTAGCAGACGGGCTTTGTTTTTGCGACGGGGTATTGATCATAGCAAGACGGGCTTTGTTAGCAAGTGCCTTCATGTTGTTTGCATACGCTGCATAGACTCTCTCGGTTGGGGTATTCTTTTCAGATACCAGAGTTCTAGCATCGCGAGTCAACATCATGTTGGGCATCTTTGTAAGGTTTTGGGTTTCAACCCACCTCACAATGTCACCATTCTTGTTCTTGACAGGCTTGTGATAGGTTGCACCCGTCGGTTCATAGATTAGCTCTCCAGTCTTTTTGTCAATAGGCCCACCCTTTGACATCGCTCGGGGCTTGATCTGTGGAATACGACGATCGCCCGTGGATCTCGAGATGATGGTTGATGCTCCACCGCCAGCTTTTTGGTACTTCTCTTGAAGCTGCTTGATCCCGTTGTCTCTTTCACTGAGCCGGTAATCAAGCTGATGCTTGTGTGCATCGATGACAGTCATTGAATGGCGAACCGCTCGGGCAAGTTCTGCGGGGGTCGCACCTTTGGTTGTCATATCTGTAATCAGATTTGAAATCCGCCCCATCTGATTACCAGTCTCGCCCTTAGACATGACTTTCATGCCTTTATAACCTGGGTACGAGATCTTGGGGTCGTAGTTTTTCAACCCGCTTAGGGGTGGCGCGGTGCGGATTTTGCCATCATTATTTGGGATACAGACGGCGGTATCTCCATCAAAGTCTGCACCAGACAATCGCTCAGCCACCTTAGGATGGATGCCCACAGCATCTTTGGCAGTCCCGATAAGCTTCTTACCAACGGCAGACTTGTTATTTACGGTAAGCGTTGGTATCTCGAAGATCCCCCCATGAGGGTACCGCACAAGACTGATTTTTTCCCCATGCTTGAAGTTGGGCGCGTAGATTTCGCCTTCCTTCAACTTGGGGAGTGGCAGCAGGACTTGCGTGGCCTGTCTTGGAAGCTTGGCGGCCTTGAGATGCGTGGCCGCAGAGTCACAACTATCAGCAAACTCTTGGAGAAGCTTCTTACGAACCGCAGGGTTGGTCAGTTTCTGAATCTCATCAAATTGTGCCTTCTTTGAGGCCTCAGTGATTCCGAGCTGCTTTTTTACAAGTACTGGACTTTGCTTGGACAGGAACTGACTGGCCAAATTCCTAGACCAATCGTTCCAAGTGCCCTCCTCATTCACAATGTTGAGAGCGGAGACTTTGCGTTTTCCGTCTTTACCAACATAGTACTTCGGATAGACGGTGGCCCCGAATGGATTATCCGGGTCATCCTTGAGCTCTTTCATGGCGTCAAGCTTATTGGCGCTTTTTGGCTTGTTCGTGTTAAAACGCATATCGATCCCTTTGGGGAGATCATCGGCATACATAGCCATCCCCTTGAGGTAATGCGTATTATTCACCTTGATCCGGACCTGAGCGTATTTCGCGCCGCCCAGTGAAATATCATCCACTCCTCGACGAAGCTCGATTACTCCATCCCGGTCAGTTCCACCTTCCTCTTTCCAGCGAACCTGCACCCGTTTGAGGTCTACATTCACTGGTTTTTCAGTCATTCCGAGGAAGGTATGCCCTTTATCCGGAGAATAAGAGTACACCGAGCCCAGTTTGTGCGCATTTTCCGCAAACTCCTTGTACGACATCCCAGGTGGTACCAGCGCTTTGATGCTGGTTTCTTTACCCGTACCAAGCTGCTCAGCCTTGGTATAGTACACCTTATAGCCCTGAGCCTGAAGCTGAGCCACCGCAGCATTGAGCTTTTCTCTCGAAATGCCCATATGAGCTTCGACGCCTGTGCCGATATCGATAGGGCCTTTCTTGGCCACGGCTTCCGTGAGAGTCTTCTGAGTTGCCTCGAGAACTCCTCGCTTCGATTCGGCAGCTGGTTTCAACAAAGCCCGAACACTCGACTCATTGAGGCCCATTCGCTCGCCAATGGCAACGTTAGAGAGTCCCTTCTCCTTGAGTCGAACGGCTTCGGCCACTTTTGCGGCCTTGACTGACTCCAAGGCAGCGGTCTTCATGGCTCGGAGCTCTCCGGTGCTCATTCCATGGAATGTGGCAATCTCTTTCTCGGACATTCCGGATTTGCGCATGTCCTGAACGGCTTGAAGAAACCCGGCTTCATGCTGATATGGCTCCTCCCCAGAGCCCCATGGGTACCGCCCAGACTTCCTTTTTACGCCGATATGCGCCAGTGTCTCAGTCATCTCTCACCACCCAGTCGTCAATCATGCTTGAGGCTTGCTTCATCCAGCCCATTATGTGGGCTATATCAGATGGTTCCGGAACGTGAACGACAATCTCATCATTCTGGTATATGCGGAGTTCCATATCGATCTTGCCAGGTTTGTAATCGTACTCCAGGCAGAACAGCGCTGCATAGACCTCCAGCTGTCGTACGTTTGCTGGGTGCACACCGGTCTTAAGATCATGGATACGGAGCTTCTGATTGCGGAAGCATATCGCGTCCGCGGTTCCATAGGCCCATGGCGAATAGTACAGAATCACTTCCGGGTCCATTCGAAAGCCTATGGCATCATTTACATAGCTCTGAAATGTCTGTTTCGTTCGAGCTTGCTTGATCCTGTGCCGGATCAGCTGTGCTGCCAGGGCGTGAAGCTCTGTACCCCTCTGAGCGGCCTTGTGTGCCTCGTAGGCGGCCTTGAGCTTCTCGGGGGTGTAATTCACCCAGCTGGACTTTGAGGCGCTCAGAAAGGCGTGTGAGCCCTCAAGCGCCGAATGCCTGTTGAATTTCATTGAGGACTTGCTCCTCGTTTTCCGGGTAGACAAACGATGCATAGGACCAGTCGTTCAGCATACTTACATACCATTCCTGGTTCGGCTGCCGAATAGCGGTCTTGGAGCGCTTAAACTCCAGGAAAGCCCAGCGGTCATGCCATATGACAAGACGGTCGGGGATTCCCTGGAGTTGCGCCGAATGCCCCTTGAGAATGAGGCAGCCCGGCAAAATGCGTTGAAGCTTCTTGCAGAACTGCCTCTCAAAAGTGGTCTCTTTCACTTCTTGCGGATTTCGTCCCTGAGAGACACGAACCAGCGAAGAACAGAAACATAGCCCTCGGAATCAGCCAAGGGGTTCTCGGGATCGTAAATGCCTCGGGTGAAAGCGGTCAGGTCTTCCCGAAGATCCGCGACTTCCTTGCGCAGGGCAGCATTCGCCCGCTCAAGATCCTGACACCGAAGATCGATATCAACGGTCTTGTTTTTGATGTCACAAACCGTGGTCTGCATACGCGAAATATACTGACCATATGTCTCTGGGCCAAAAGGAATGTCATTGAACACACTCTTCGCCACGTCATATGCGCTAGGCAAATCATCCTCCAATTCTTGTTTCATCATTTGGATACCCTCGTAGAGGGTTACCCATCTTGCAGGGTTCAGGCTCTTGTATCGATCGGGTCGCTCGTTTGTCAACGCGTTCATGCCGCGTTTGACGGACTCGATCTGCCAATGACATCCATCCTGAACACCGGGGCCTGCATCCAGTGCGGAGTGAATGTGAGGCCCAAACTTCTTTGAATCCCGACTGTCTCGGACGTACGTTGCCGATGCGCCAAACCGCCTGGATGTCTGGATCACAGTCATCTGCTGCTCGTGAGTAAGCCGATATGTGTCCCAATCGAAAGCATAGCCGTAG